TCTGTTTTACTTTGCCTTTAGTGGGTGAAGTATGACTATAATCTGGATGAAGCAGTTCTAAAGTCAAAAGCATTACAGTACATAACAAAGTAAATTAGATTAATTAGATTAGAAGAAAAAGCATGAGCGCAAGCGAAATGCGAATGTCTTTAGACATTCTTTAAATGTAGTTAATTGTCTTTTGCTCTTATAATGACTTTGATAGACGTATGTTATAGTCAATAAAAAAGCACAATAAATGTGCTTTAGTATTAAAAAAATGGAAGTCCGCTTTTTTGTGTAGTTTCCATATTATCTTTAATAATCTTTCCGATAATATCTCTTTCTTGCTGTGTTAAAAACATTGCATCTTCATAACTTAAACCACCCCGCATATACCAACACATACGTAATGCTTCTTCTCTGAAGGCTTTTGACTCTTTATCGTAGGAATCAAGCAGTTCTACGATGGCATCATTATCTAGGGTCAAAAGCCTCGAGCGAAAAAACTTGCGTAATCGAAATCAATGGATAATTTAAATTCATTTGAGCATTCAGTACACACTACGTCGACTGGTTTAATACTAATTGATTTAGACAGTTCTTCAATTGTTTGTTGTACTGTGCGTATTACAGTTGATTCGGAATTTGTGTAGTACTCTCTAATAAATTTTGTATCTGATACAACGTCGCCATCTTCTGTCGTAATCGCCGCAGTACAATTAGATATAGTTTCGATGTTTAATTCAACCATTTTATTAATATGTTCATTGTATTTGACTTTTCTAACGTCTGCGTCAAGATCGGGATCTGCTAGTGTCTGGATTAACTTTTCTTCTTCAAACACAGTATTACCAGATTTACTAATTTGAGCGTAAGTTAATGGTTTAAGACTAACAGACAACCCGTCTGATAATTCCACAGTCTTTGAATAATCTGGCATTGATACAGAACCTAATGTAGCAGTTAAGTCTACATCATAATCATGTTCCGTACCGCATTGTGGGCAAGTCGATCCTATGGCCATTGTAGGACCATAACTAGCAATACGAATAGCAATCAATGTAGTGTCTACATCTACGCTGGGCATATCCCACGCATTTTTAATATTTGGGCAGCAACTCTGAATAACATCAACGACGCTTGTACCACTGATCAACGCATCTGGTGTGCGTAATGTAATTTCGTCTCTGGTAGTCATTGGATATACAGGTAGTTCGCCTGTTACTGGTAGTTCTAATGAACCCTCTTTCCAAAACTTTCCTTCGCTAGTTAACTTGATATACAGCGCAGGTTGGCGAAAGTGTTTAGCTAACGGATTTGCGTTATTGATTTGAGCCATGGTTTTATTTCCTATAAATATAATTGATATACTGTATATTTATAGGTTAAAACCATGGATGAAAAAGAATTAGACCAGAAGATCGAGGCCCTAGCCAATGCTTCAGCAAAAGCACGGGATGACATGGTGTTTTTGGCTGAAGCAATCAATAAAATGGGATTGCGCGGAGTTGATGCTAAGAAAAAACTAATAGAAATGGCTGTTGGTGTAGACAAAGTTACAGTCGCAATGAAAAAGTCTGCGGTTGATATTAAACAATCCATGGAAGCTCTTAAAAAGAGCATTAACAAAGGCGAAGTAAGCTCTGAAGAGCTCACAGAGCAATTAACTACTCTCAGAGATCAAATTAACAAAACATCTGATCAAGGTAAAAAGCAAGCTCTGCTTGATGCTAAAGCTGATCTTGAGGCAATGAATGCTCGTAATCAAGCAAACGCCGCATTAAAAGACAGTTTGTGGAATATGGCGGGTGTTCTAACTGTTGGAGCTGCTAATGCATTTAAAGGTGCAACTACTAAAGCATTGTCTGGAGCAGATGCATTTGACATAGCTGGTTCAATGATGACTGCTGGTGTTGATCTTGTTAATACTGCCAATCAAGGTGGAGCAAACGCTTTAAAATCATTCGGAGCTGCTACGGCTGGAGCAGGCGGAAAAATGGGATGGGCCGGCGCCGCAGCAAGTGTACTAGGTGAAGGGTTAAGTGCCGCAAGTGTTGGGTTAAGTGAATTAGCTAAAGCAGGCATTGGATTTATGCTTGCACAAACCAAGCAATTAATTGCAGGGTTTCAAACATTGTCTTCTGTGGGTGCTGTGTATAATGGCGGTATGATGGCCATGGTTAACACTAGTCTTCGTGCTGGTATGACTATGGAACAATTTAGTAAATCTGTATCAGCTAATAGCGATAATTTAGCTAGAACCGGACTAGGTGTGGCAGAAGCAAGTAAACGTATGGCCGGTGCAATGGACGGAACTTCAAAAGCCGGTATTGCTGCTCGTAAAGGTATGTTTGCTTTAGGTATGGGCATGGAAGAGCAAGTTGATGCATTTGCTAATACTATGGCACGTATGGCTGGGCCATTAGGGCAATTACGTGCTAGCGATAAAGAAGTAGCACAAGCAACGCAAGAATATGCTAAGAATTTAAAAATGGTATCTGCAATCACCGGTGAAGATGCCAAAGCCAAACAAGAAAAAATTCGCCAAGAACAAGATAATCTATGGATGGATGGTCAACTTGCTAGTATGAGCACAGAACAACGAGAATCGTGGAATGCTATGATGCTTTCGTTGAACGAAGATGATAGAAGAGCAGTAATTGAAAGAAAAAAATACGGCAGTGTTATTAGTAAAGATCTTGCAGGTGGTGAAGCGTTGGTTCCTGCTATAGCAAAAATGCGAGATCGAGCACTTCATATGGCTCTAGATGCACATAGTACAACTGCAGACGGTTATAGAATGCAAGGAGAATTTGCTAAAGAAACTCAAAGACAGGGGCTAGAACATGCCAATACACTAGGTATAGCTACAAGCGAAACTGCTATAGCTATGTCGAGTAGCATACATAAATCAATTAAATCTGCAGCTGCAACTTCAGAAGGTGCAGAAAAACTTGCTGCTGCTGCAATCGAAAGACAAAACAAAGCCGGCAAGGCAGGAACAGATGTCGGAGCAAATAATTTAGAAATGCTTCAGAGTAATATGATTGACATGCAAAAGCTCGCAGTTGATAATATGGATCAATTTCAAAAAGCATTAAAAATGTCATACGATGCTGCTATGTGGGCAGTTCGAGGATTGGGCAGTTTAGGTACAGCGGCTGCCAATAATCCAATTAAAACTGGATTGTTGGCTATATTACCGGCAATAGTCGGTACAATTGGCCCATTGTTATTAACAAAAATGTTTGGTGGTAAATTTGGTGTACTAGGAGCATCAGCAGCAAATCCGATGCATGTTACCGGCGGTGGCTTTGGTGGACCAGGCGCAGGTGGCGGTGTAGATAAAAATGGACGATACAGAGACTCAAAAGGTAGATTTGCCAAAGCCCCTACTGCAATGTCTACTCTTAAAAGTGCCGGTGCATTGGGAAAAATTGCCGGTGTTACAGGTGCTATAGTTGGAACTGCAATGGCAGTAGGCGATATCTATGATACAGAAAATGATAAAACATTAACTAAAGGTCAAAAACGCGAAAAAGAAGGAAGTATAGTTGGTAGTGCCGCCGGCGGCGCCGCCGGCGCTTGGGCTGGCGCAACTGCCGGCGCAGCTATGGGGGCATTTGGCGGCCCACTCGGTATAGCCGTTGGCGGACTAATAGGCGGAGCATTAGGATATTGGGGTGGTAGTGAAGGCGGAGAGAAATTAGGCAAAGCCATAATGAAAGACGAGTCTGCTACTAGCAAAGTTGCAGCAGCAACTTCAGTAGCCGTTAGTGGGGCAACTACTCAAACAACTACTCCAAAACCAGTAACTAGCTCATCACAAAACTTAGCAGCTGAACAAATTAAATTGTACGGTGCTGTTGTTGATCCCGAAGCAGCTAAAAAAGCAGCAACAGAAAAACCAGTAGCCAGTGCAAATCCAGCAGAGCAACAACAAATCAATCTATTACAAAGCATTTTAACTACTATGCAAAAGAACAACCAGATAACGTCAGGAATTTTACAGAACAGCTATTAAGCTATAAATACACTATCGTAAAGAGAATATAACTATGTCATGGAAAAAACATTTCCGAACTGCAAACACTGGTGGACAACTAAGTCCAATTAGTGGTATTAACAATTCAGCAGATCCGAGCTATCGTAACTATCAAAGCCAATTACCTGAGGTATATATCGGCCATCCAAATCGTACTGAACGTTATAATCAATATGAGCAGATGGATATGGACAGTGAAGTTAATGCTGCACTTGATATTATTGCAGAATTCTGCACACAACCAAATACAGAAAATGGCACAGGCTTTGATTTATTCTTTAAAGAAGATCCAACAGATAACGAAGTTAAATTACTTAAAGATCAACTGCTACAGTGGGTTAATCTAAATCAATTAAACAAACGTCTATTCAAACTTGTACGTAATACATTAAAATACGGTGATCAAGTATTCCTACGTGATCCAGAAACATTCAAATTATACTGGACAGAAATGGGCAGTGTAATCAAAGTTATTGTTAATGAAGCAGAAGGCAAAGAGCCCGAGCAATACGTAATTAAAAACCTTAATCTTAACTTTCAAAACTTAACTGCTACTGCATTAAGTTCGAGCGATACCTACACAAATCACCCGCAACAAGGCGGTAGTGGTGGCGCAGGTTCCTATGTACAACCTAACGTACCTTACAGTGGCGGTTCACGTTTTAGTCATGCTCAAAACGAAGCAGTATTAGATGCAGAACATGTAGTGCATATCAGTCTGACAGAAGGTCTAGATGTAAACTGGCCATTTGGTACTAGTATTCTTGAAAGCATATTTAAAATCTTTAAACAAAAAGAATTGTTAGAAGACGCTATTATTATCTATCGTGTGCAACGTGCACCGGAACGTCGTGTATTTAAAATTGACGTAGGTAACATGCCTACACACATGGCTATGGCCTTTGTGGATCGCATTAAAAATGAAGTACATCAACGTCGTATTCCAACACAAACTGGTGGTGGACAAAATATGATGGATGCTACATACAATCCATTAAGCACAAACGAAGACTTTTTCTTCCCAGTAGGCGCAGAAGGCCGTGGATCGAGCGTTGAAGCATTGCCAGGCGGTAGTAACCTGGGTGAAATTACAGACTTACGTTTCTTTACTAATAAAATGTTCCGAGGTTTACGTATTCCTAGTAGCTACTTGCCTACAGGCAGTGATGATAGTTCATCTACATTTAATGATGGCAAGTCAACTACTGCATTAATTCAAGAATGGCGCTTTAATCAATACTGTATGCGTTTACAAACTATGATAGTTGAAAAACTAGACAATGAGTTTAAAATGTTCATGCGTTGGAGAGGTATTAACATTGATGGTCAGCTATTTGAACTACGCTTAAACGAACCACAAAACTTTGCCAAATATCGTCAAGCAGAAGTAGATGCGGCACGTATACAAGCATTTACATCATTAGAACAAACACCATACCTAAGTAAACGTTTCTTATTAGAGCGTTACTTAGATCTAAGTGAAGAAGAAATGCAACGCAATGATGAATTATGGGCAGAAGAGCATAATGATACTCCGAATCCTGGAGATACTGATGTTGGATTACGTGCAATTAACGTTACACCAGCGGGGATTGAAAGCGATATGAGTAATTTAGAAATGCCCAACTTAACCGCAGAACCAGCACCTGGAGTAGAACCGGGTGCATTACCTGCAACGGGTGCTGCACCAGCAGTACCAGAAACGCCTGCTGCACCTCCTGGTTTATAATATTTTAGGTAAATAATATTATGAATCTACTTGAAATATTTAATTCTGAATTAGTGCAACAGCACCAAACTGAAAAGGACGATAACACTCCTTTAAAGTTGTCTGATCTGCGCAAAACTAAATTAACATTAACTCAATTACATCGTTTGCGCATTATGAATGATGTACGTAGGTTAGAAAAAGAGCAAGACTTGGAACGAGTAAGAACACAGTACAAACCAGCAGAAGTTGCTCCACCGATGTAGTTATCAACTAGAATCAATCAAAAAACACGCATTTAACTTCAATTTTTCAATAAACCAGTAAATAATATTACAGAGATATTACGTAACGTAAATCTCACCTAGACAGACACAATTTAAGGAGTTCTTTATGAACAAGTATGAACAGTTAATAGAACACATCATTAATGATGAAACTGATAAGGCTCGCGAATTATTCCACAACATCGTTGTTGAAAAATCACGTGACATTTATGAAAGCCTAATCGACGAAACAGATTTAGACGAAGTTGGCGGAAATAAAGTACAAGGCTACATGGATGAAGTTACTATCGATGAACAAGGTCTTAGCGAAGAAGAGGAAGAAGCCGGCGAATTTGAAATGGACAGCGAAGAAGGCGAAATGGAAAATGATTTCGACAACTCAGGTGATTTAGATTCACACGAAGAAGAGCACGGCGATGTTGAAACACGTGTTGATGATTTAGAGTCTGCATTAGACGAACTTAAAGCTGAATTTGATGCGTTAATGGCCGGCGAAGAAGGCGAAGAAGAACACGCTGACATGTTTGGTGGCGACGAAATGGGTACTGACGAAGTTGCTCAAGAAGAAATGTACGAAGCTGAAGAATGTGATACAGAAGAAGATGACGAAGAAGAAGTTGAAGAATCTATTGTACGTGAATACGTAGAAAAAGTAGCTGCTCCGTCAAATACTGAAGGTGCTGATAACAAGCAATCTACAGTAGCTAAGAAAAATGACATGGGCGGTTCATCTGCTAATATCGTACGCGGTGGTACAGAAAACGGCGGCACAGTTAAAAAACCAGCAGTAAATAACATGGGTAATATTAATGTTCCTGGTGGTAAAGCTGGTAATGCATTTGCTAAGAAAGAAAAAGTAGCAACTACAGAGTCACGTAAAAGCAAATAATTTAGGATAAGAAAATGGCTTCATACTTAAAAGAAAACTTAACCTTTGACAATGCTAGAATGGAAATTCTAACAGAAGATAGTCATGATGGTAAAGGTAAGAATCTTTATATGAAAGGCATATTCATTCAAGGTGGCGTTAAAAACCATAACGAACGAGTGTATCCAGTAAATGAAATTAGCAATGCCGTAACAAACATCAATGAACAAATCAAGGGTGGCTACAGCGTTTTAGGCGAAGTAGATCACCCAGATGATTTGAAAATTAATTTGGACCGTGTGTCACACATGATTACAGATATGTGGATGGACGGTCCTAACGGCTTTGGTAAATTAAAGGTTCTCCCTACTCCAATGGGTAAGTTAGTAGAAACAATGTTGGAAAGTGGAGTTAAACTTGGTGTTAGTTCTAGAG